AATTCAATTACATTAGACTCTTTTAACCTACCACGACAGTAAACTGCAACTTCTGGGCCTTCAATACAAGCATAACGAAGACGATGACCCTTTCCTTTCGTTGGATGTTCCAAATCAAATGGTTTTGGTTTACTATCTGCAACACCAAATCTAGCAGCAAGTTTACCTTTGTTACCACAATCAACTGCACCACTCACAAACATATCACCTTCAACATGAATAGTATCAACAGATGAACCACCAGATATGAGTAAAGCATTAGGAGTCTTACCGTCACCAGCGACGGTTAGATTACCATCAGATTTCATTGCTAATCTTGCACTGCAAGATGGTTGAATATTAAGTGGATTCTGTTGTGCAGAGTTTGATGTTATGTTTAATAAAGCCTGATAACCTGGCGATGCACCAGTTTTTCCAACATAAACAGGGCCATTTAAAACGGCAGTTCCAGTTGGGGAAATATCAGGTGGAACGTAAGATACATCATTTGTTCCAACAACGATTTTATCTGTTTGAGTTTTTGCAATGTTCATTATAGTGTTGGAGGTGAAATTGTAGTTGCTGATTTTAAAACTTGAGCCATGGTTCCAAACTGTATATCAGCAAAAGTAGATGATAGTGTAAAACCAGATTTTAATTCTAAGAATCCTCTACTTATTATATTACATGTATTATCTGTTTTTATCAATATCTTTTCACCTTGAAGTCGAACATCAGGGGAATCAATAGTTGCAAGTCTAGTGGCTTTCATATTAAGTTGTCCATCTTGTCCACCACCAGTGGAATCGATATGAATATTTCTCCCTCTTAGTGTTATATCTCCGTTTTCAGCTTCAATTATTATGTCACCTCTTTTACATTTTATAATTTTCGCTGGGAGCATAGAAACATCACCAGCATCTCTAACCTTTAAACCCTCACCAAGGACTTCCATTGATAATCCTGGCGTATATAAAACTGCTTTACCTGTGCCAGGCCCACCACCAGAACCACCTTGACCAGTTCCAGAGTGAAAAGCAAAAGACTGTGCTTCCTGTGTTTGAACTTCATACAAAGTGTCACCATGTATGCTGCTCTGTCCACTTTGAGTACAATACCTTAGATGTACATCTCTTTCTAAATTTTGGCCGTCATTTGGAGCTTTTGACATTTTATTTTTCGATACAACTAATTACGGTTACAACAGCATCTTGAGTTACCTGAGCAAGTTGAGATGCGTCATCAACTTTAGTGAATTTGAGAACTGGTAATAATTTAGCACCAGCTCCAGTGTCACTATTTATCGTGATCTCTGGAAGTTTAGTAAATCCAAACCCACCATTCACGACATTCACACCAACAATCAAACCATCTTGAATTTTCAATTCTACTTCCGCTTGACCTACACTGTCACCAGCAGAAGAAATAGATCCACCACTCACTGAAGCTGTATCATCATCATCATATCCAAAACCTGTGTTTTCGACAACAACATCATCTAAAGAAGTTACAAATGACTGTTCTCCATCATAATTTGCATTTGGATCTGGAGTTAATTCTTTTACATTTCCATCAAGATCAGTTTCAGTTGTATTTGGTAAGAAACCTGAGCCTGGATCTGTGATTACAACATCTGCAATTGAGCCATCTTCATTAAGTCTAGCATAACCTCCAGCTCCAGAACCCTTGTCACAACTATCAAAGAATGAAAGTAAAGGTGGTTCTTTAAATCCAAATCCTGGCCCATTGATCGCAACACCAATAATCTGTCCTACAGAGTTAATGATAGCGCTTCCTGATGCACCTTCTCCACTACTACCTATGAAGTCAACTCTTGGTGGGCCACACTTAAGGACGTTAGTTCTACAATCAGGTCGAGATGGTTTTGCTGGAATTGATTTTTCAAGATCATCAGCAAAACTTGTGAGTCTATCTAATCCTATTTTGTCGATTATATTGTCAAAGGTATCTTCTGTTGATTTTGAAACACCATTTTTAGCGTTAAATGATTGTGGTTCTGGGCAATTCAATCTATCACAATCAAGAACATTTGTAATGATATTTGCGAACTTAATTGCTTTTGAAAATGTTTCACTGGGAAGTGCAATACCACCACCTTGAATATTATTCAACTGTCCAAATAGATCTCCCATTGTTGTGTCTATAATATTATTGATCTGACCAAACATATCACTCAAAAAGTTTTCAACACCACAAACAGGAACATCTAAAACTTGACCTATCATATTTTCTAAACTTTTGGAAAGATAGTCTTTTAGTTGTTCCTGTATCTTTTCAATATTACAAAAAATAACGTCAGTAAGAGATTTAGTTGCCTGTCCTACAGGTGCTTGTAATGTCTTTGGTGTTTTTTCCTCAAGTGTTAAATTTAATTTATCTAAAGTATCCTGTATTAACCATGATCTAGCACGACGAACTAATTTTGTTGTTGAATTATGAATTTTCAATGATGTAAGTCTAAGTTCTGATTTTATATCAATAATACCACCGTAAATTGGATCAACATATGTAGAAGATTCATTTAATTGTTGAAAAGTTTCTAATTTACGAGTGAAATCTTTTATTGCATTACTAATTTTTGATATTTCATTATCTTCGCAAGCAGTGGGATTGTCAATGGTAATATTTGTAGATGCTTCTTTCTGTTTTGCTGCAATAGATTTGATTAACTCGCCAGGCGTCATTTGGCCAGGCCAAGGTGACTCTGAGAAAAATCTTTGTTTACCAGCTCTCTGTCTAACTTTTGGTGGAGTGTATGGAACAAAGTCAATCTGTTTCTTTGCATCAAATTCACTATTCTTCAACCCATCTCTAATAAAGGGTTGTTTAAATAAAGTTCCAAATATTACTGGTTGTTGTCCATCTTCACCATCAAAGAAAAATCCAACTACAACTTCTCCACCTTGATATTGTAGTGTTTTACCACAACCACCAGTTGTAGATGTGTTTGATGGTAAAAGAACATGTGCTAATGGTAAATCCTTATCTGGTAAATCAACGTCATTACCATGATATCCTACGATGCGAACACGACATCTAAGAGAGTAAATATCTTCTCCATCTTCAGCTTGCTTTCTCTCATAAGAATCACCCCACTCTCCTTTATCTGGATCAGTAACTTGACCGATCCACCATTGCATTGGGTCTCTTCCTATAAAATTAGTTGATGACATCTAATTAATCGTCATAGATTAGGCACTCAGGTTCGTCTGGATGTTGATCACAAAATAGTTCAAGTGCATTTGGATCATGATGATCGCCTGCTTCAATTTCGTCTTTATGATGCTCTACATATTCTTCTAACTCATGCAACTCTTCTTTTGCATGTCTTCTTGCTGCTGGATTCGCCTGTGGATCGTCAGCAATTTTCTTATCATATTCAATGTGATCTTCGATTGATTTCATTTGATTCTCCTGTTTCTTTTATTTAAGCAGAAAATACATCACGGATTAATGTGAGTTGACTTTCACTTTTTTGACCACCTATTATTTGTCTTAATCCTGATATTAAGTATTTACCACTAGGGTCATTTGTCCTCTCAGTTCCATAAGAATCTGTTTTAGATTCTCCATCTCCTTTTTTGACAGGTAGTTTAATCTCAATTACCTGACCAACTCTTAAATCTGGATTAAGTGAAGTTGATATTTTAAACGATTGTGAAAATAATAAGTTATTCCTAATATAAGATTTATTTTGATAAACGGCAAGCTCACTCTCTAGTTGCACATCCTTCTTTTTTGACCCCTTTTGTGCGACTCCAAAGTCATTGACTCGAAGCATCAATCGAGTTGGGTAATCTTCAATACCGTTCAATAGTTTTGGTGGTCTCTTCAAATCAAAATCACTAATTTTAAAATCAACTATATTTTTCGTCTGATTTTCAATATCAATGTATATAGTTCGGTTCGCATACATCCCCCTTCTCAAATTCATTCCAATATCATTAGTTTGAACCATCTTATTTTGTAATATTTTAAAAGAACCAGCATCTTGATCATATGGTTTATCTGTGTATGTGTATGTAAAACTTGGTTCCTGTTCTAATAATTTCTCAATTGATTTAAAGTGATAACCATCAAAATTTTCATAAAATAAAAATCCAAAATTCTTGGCGGATGATTGTGACTTTGGACATAACCATTGAATCGTGTCAAAAGGTCTTTTAAGATTACCTATAAATGAGTAGGAATTAGAAGCATCATGTTTATCTAATTTTTTCTTCGTTTGAATGCCTTTTTTATAACTGACAAGTAATTCAGAAACAGTTTGTGAAACATTACCTGTAAATTTTTTATTGACTCTTGCAGTTTCATTAATGATAGATTCAACAGAAACAAATTCTAATGTTGCTATCTGTTTATTTGTTTCTGTTACGATATCTCTCACAGAATTTAACATCAAATTATGTTTCTTTTGAGTAAGTTTAAAATCACTAAAACCTTCAACTTGAACTGTTAAATCAATATATTCTCCACCAAAAATTCCTTTTCTACTTATCACTTGGTCAACATCGATGAAAGTAAGATTCATTGATATGGTTGGACTATCAATGCTTTCATAATAATCAACGATGGGGCCACCACCTATTATATTATAATTTTCATCTAAAGATGATCCCTCATTGGGGAGTAGTTCACATTTTTTAAATTTAAATTTAGTCTCAGACATTATGAAATTACCATCGGATTATTGCCAAGATTCAAGTATCTTTGAGCATTTTGTTTCAAAAGCATCGCAAAGGGTATTGGAGATTCTGTATCTTTTACGTCAGTAAATGTAGTTTGAGATGGACTAGCTGGCACAGTTGTTTGAGGATTCTTATTTGGTGGACTCATCGCTGTATTTTGTGCTTGAATAACGTTAATATTTTGACTATTACTCTCTACAGATTGAGAAAGATTTTGT